CTCCAAGAAGTGTTTGTGTTTGGGATAGTATTTGTGTTAGAGTTTTCAATAATGTCTATTAATCCCTGAAGCTCGGGGTTGAATAATTCCTCGCTTAAAAATTTACCATGATCTACAACAGATGCCCTAATTGATCTATCGTTGAAGTTTAACTGCTCAGGTTTAGCATCAAATTCAATTCTCTCTGATTCGGGATCTATACTATGAGTAATTGTTGTTGAGCCATAACCTTTCCCAACCGAAAACTCAGAACCTAAAATTTGCGCATCTGTTTGAAGCTCGTCAACAAGAAAGACTGTTCTGGATAAACCGCCAATATTTTCAGAAGTTTTATATTTTGCATCTAGAAAGCCGTCTATAGTTGAAAGTGTATTTTGGTTGGGCAGGATGGCTCCATCATCTTGATTTAACAAAAATAATTTATTCTCTGCTACAAATTTTGTATCACCAGTGTCAATATTATTCTGAAAGGTTGTAGATGTTTCACTATCGAATATAACATCACCAATAGTAGCGCTAGTTAGGCTTAAAGGTTTTTTGGATCGAATTGAAATATTGGTTGCGGTATCAATTTGACCATTGCATAATATGTCATACGTGCCGTCAGCGGCAGTATAATTAGAGCCTTGAGATATAACTTTTAAATTGGTAGATGAATCGCTTTTATTCTCGACATGATCAATTACTTCGTTATACTTTAAGCTAGAAAGTTTTGCTGTATTGCCTGCAACTGGGGCGTCGGAACTTCCAAGGGGATAATTAATATACCCATTATCTTGATCAAAGCCTTCAATGGGGTTTGCGAATCCTGCTATCGGGCCTTCTGATAAAATTTCTAAAGATTTATATATACTGATTGATTCTAGTTTTTGGTAATTACCTCTACCCCCAACGGTCATAGGTTGACTCTTACTAACAAATGCAAGAGAAGAGCCATCTACCGTGCCAGCTTTTGAGGCTCTTTCAACACACAAATCAGTCGATGTTTGCGGGCGCATGTTTGAATCTAAACTTCCAGCGGGTGGAAATAAGTAAGGCCTTGCAGATGTTGAGCTGGGAACGGTTGTACTACTACTACTAGGGACTCTAGGGCCGCCTTCTGAGGGTCCATATACTTTTCTTTCGCCACCTTTGCCTGGTTGTGATCCATAATTTTCATTGAAAGATTCGTTTCCTTGAGTGGAATTAAATGATTTTGAGCCGTTAGGACCTCCATAACTAACTGACCTTTTGCTGGAATCCGAAGTCGCATCCTTATACCCCTTAAATGCCTCTTCCGTTGTGCTTCTGTAATCAACAACCGAGTCTGGTTGAACGAAAGAATATTTCCCGTTTTTAATTTTTCCAGCTACCCCTTTGCCGTTTTTATCTACGGGAGCATCATAAATTAAGGCTTCGTCAAAATTATAGTCGTAGTTTTCAACACTGGAATGTATTAATTTTGAGCCAACCCTAATTTGCCCATATACAATTGGAACGGGGGTCCCCTGCTCTGCAAGGTTTTCATTCTGAGTATAAATGAAAGAGTTTGTTTCTATAATTTCATACTCTGGAGTATTGTCGTCTTGAACTGGATTCAACTTTTCCATTAACCATTGCATACCGAAGCCCATAGCCATATTGCCAAGGAAGGGCATCAGTCCTGCAGCTTTACCAGCTGGCTCTGGAACTACATTAAAAGTAGATCCCTTTAGAAGAACATCTCCGCAAAAATTTTCATATACAGTTTTATCTGAGTTTACAAAATTATAATTTAAGCCTTTGTTTGACTTTCTTGTTACATAGGATTTAAAGCCTGGGAAGTTAGCATCAATGCCATTAAATGCCTCTCTAATAGTCTCAACGTCAAGTTCTATTTCTTTACAGAACTTGTCAGCCATTTCACCATGTAAAATAAATTTCTTCATAAATCCTTATACCTATATACTTTATACACTTTATCGGCAGAAGTTGTGTCAATAAATTGGTCATTAGGAAAACAGTTGATGGGATGGTGGCTTAGCATTAAATCTCTATTAACGACGCCCAAATGAAAAAGAGCACTTGGGTTTTGTTCAAAAACTATAAGATCTCCATGTTTAAATTTTTTATTGTCAATTAATCTAAAGTTATTATTTATTTGTTTATTTATTTTTTGATTAGTGCCAGACCTATTTCTGGACCAGTTTTTTATATCTTTTGATAGCTTTATGTTTAATTCCAATTCGTAGTAGTCCTTAATGTAGTTCATGCAATCTTGAAACATGGGAATAAATATTCGCCCATTAAGGGGTGGCGGCTTATAGGATTGAGGGTAATATAGGTAGCTTTTTTTGCTTGACGTTGATATAATAAAAGATGGTATGCCCAGAGACTCGGATATCTCTATATCTATTTCGCTTGGAGTTGAGTTGTCAACATTATGAGAGTGGCAGAGACTTATAATATCTCCTGATAAATAATATTTATAAAAATTTTTATCATTTATATTGAATTGATCTTTATAGTATTTATTTGAATTATTAAAACTAACAAAGTCATACTCAAATTTATTATTTTTAAATACGAAAATCCCGCAAGACTCATTAGAGGAATCTTTTAGTAAGTGCTTAAAACCCTTTGTTATAGGGTTAGTATTGCCATGTACCAGGAAAGCCTCCGAATGGTATTCCATCTGAATTTTCTGTAGTTCCAAATCTTGACCTGCAGCCCTGTATGTTTTTAGCGCAGGCGTCTTCAATCCATTTGGTTTTATCTGATTGAGGGTTTACATCTTTAGTTCCGTTGGCTAAGCAAACAAAAAATTTAGGAGCTAAATTAGGATTGTCTATATTTGTAATTTTTACATACTGGCCCTTGTTGTAGGTTGCACTATCAGAGTACTCTAGCGGCGTACCTTCTCCAGTAATCACCAATGGATTGCCTTTTGCGTCTGTTTTAGGGGGACCATTATATCCACATCCAATAGGATTCCTGTACTGCCACTGACACGCATTGTAAACAATCTTCCTATTAGGTATAAAGGCGGCTTCTTTCTCCAAAGCAGAAACTAACTCAAATTGCACTACATTTTGGTTTTCCGCTGTTTTCTTATTTATTATATACTTTTCAACAGGGAAAGAGTCCTCCGTTGGTGAGCCAAATGGATTTACATTATTTGGAAAGTTTGATCCGTGTAAAAATTTTACAAATGTTCTAATTCTATTAACTTGATATCCAACAAAATCTTTAAAAAATCTAGTTTTCAAACTAAAGAAAGAGTCGGTATTGTCAGCTGTGAGAGTAGGTCTTGGCAATTCTCCATCAGTATAAGAAAAGCCCTCGGCTTTAATTGGATGATAGTAGTAGGATTTTCTATTCGATCCATCTATGGCAAACAATATATCTTTTTTGTAGCCATTTTCTCCAGCATGAAAATAATATCTATCCGCAACACCTGGGTTTTTAAATACAATTTCATAAAGAATGATCATTGTTGATGGTTCTAATTCGAAAATTTCTTTATGTATATTTTCTTTCATTAATATAATAATAAATTAATAGTCCATACATTCTATAAATGTAGCAGATATTGAGTGATTGTTTTTGTAGTTAAATGTGTGAGTCCATTCAGGGCAATAGAAGAAAGATAAAGTTTTTCTGTGAGGAGTTGAATTGGACGCGTCGGAATCGTTGCCCCCATACTCTTTGAGGGAGTGAAACCCAAATTTCTTGTAACCTAGATGGCTTTCTAGAAAAAGCAATATACTCTTTGCTTCTTTATCGGACCTGCCATCGAAGTTTAATTTTAAGTTTGAAAGGTTTGGGTTAAATCCATATAGATTAAATTTTTTATACATTTCAGAAACAGTACTTCTTCTATAGGCGGGAGAATACTGTAGAGACATGGATTCGCTGGGCCTAAAGTCAAACATTCTAGTTTCTAAATTACCATCTTGATGTATTGGGTTATATGGGTAAAAGAAGCAATCGTTTGGATTATTAATAAAAATAGAATTTCTAAGTGCTGTTTGATTTGAAGAAATGCGCCCAGAACCAAATGGGAAATCCGCAGTAGCTGATAGTGTTTGAGAAAATCCAACACTTGGGTTGTAAGTTGAGTCAATGGTGGCGACAGAGTAATCTCCAGAGTGATATATCTTATCGTTAGGATTTAAAACTACGGCATTGTCTTTGCATGAAGAGCTGGCATTTAAGGTTGCATTGATTAATGAGTCAATATTAGAATTATGCCCAGCAGAAGATTCTACGCTTTCAAGAATACTTGGGACCACGCACTCAAGTTCAGCAGAAATATTATTAACATTGTAGTATGTTTTTTCGTGAGTAAAAGAAAGGCAATAGAAATCATTACCTTTATAGGGAAAAAATGGCTGATAAGTAAACGGCTCTATTCTTTTATTATCAAAACTTCCATTGTTGACATAGTTTTGTAGCTTATATTTTACATGGCTTTGCAAAAAACTAATTAAATTTTGAGATTCAACATTTGTTAGTTCTTGAAAGTTTAAACTTAATGACATGTTTATAGCATTGATTCCCTTCAGCATTCTCTGAGAGTGGCTATCGCCATAGTTTGTAGAGTCTGACAGTGAGGAAAAGGAGGCCCTACCCCCAAACGTTGGGGATATATTGATAGTTTTTGAATTTGTATTCCTAATGTCCATTATCTAAATAATTGGCTAAC